AACTTCGCAATGGATAACAAGGCAGATTTAAATGCCAAAGTTAGAGTAATTAGTGCCTCCGTTCAGGCCGAAAGGGATTTACTGAATGGAGTCAATGAATACATTGCGCTCATGGAGTTTATCCGTACTCTATGTGGCATAGGAGTAGGGCAATAGACATGTTTATATCCTATGTAGTTTAACGGTAGAATAGGTGAAAAGGTAATGGCCGAATATGAAAGTGTAGCAAAGCAAGTAGGTACTACTCCTAACGCAATCGAGCGTAGGGTTGGTATGGTACTTAGGGACAATCAATCTGCATGGGGTTCTATGACAGATGGTGAAAGACAGAATAGAGCAATCCGTATCGCTGCTCGTCAACTATTGACAGAAAAGCGTAAAATCGAATCCTCCGGATGTCAAGTACTTCGTGGGTGTTTCGTTGCATCGCCGCCCTACAAGGATTGGGCTAAGATGGCGTACAAAAAGATGAACACTACACTATCAAGTCTTGACGAGGGTGGTATTGATTCTTTGATTACGAGCGGTGCTATTGTAACATACACTGCTGCAGAATCTGGTTACACACGCAAGGCTAATCCGTCTTTGATGTCAAAGTCTGACTTTACATCTGGACTTGCTGAAGCGAATGTAGATTCTTTGCCTAAGGGTACTGTTAGTCATGATGACCTTGGCATTCACTACTACATCGTGGCAGACAATACTATGCCTAAGTATCCATCTGGTGATGCTAACTATCGCTATGGTTCGCCTCGCCCTGAGTCTGAGCCTGAGCGTACATGTTTGTTCCTTGGTGCTTTAGATACTTACGATGTCAATGATGTTCGTTTGTATGAAATTAAGTTTAGTGGTAACGATGCTCTAGAGCAACAACCTACATTTGTTCCTGGAGTTATTCCTGTAAAACCTGGCAAGGACAATGCTAAAACCGGTAACGGTAGAGCATGGACTCGCAAAGGTGTTTCTATCTTTAGTGAAGATGAAGAGGCGGCATCAGTATTGCCTTCTGCACCATTCGCTATTGTTGATGGTAAGCCTAGTGGTTTCATGGTTGACATTCTTACTGATGTATTACCGTCATTCAATGAGTTGCTTCCATACTATGATGCGCACCGTGACGATGAAGATTGGTGGAGTCAAAGTGTTGGTCTAATGGGTGAAGTATCACACATAGATACACTCGACAATGGCGCATCTACTATCGTAGTCGGCGACCTTGAAGATTTCACTGCACCATCCATAGAGGTTAGAGTACCTGCCTCACATGCACATCTGATTGACTTTGCTGTTGGTTCTACTATCCTTATCACCGGTGGTGTTTGGAAGACTAACGACGGCGAGCCTCGTATGTCAGTCAGTGGTTGGTTTATTGTCGATGGCATCACACCGTCTGAAGATTCTGTTGAAGGATGGGATGCTTGATGGCGTGGGGTCAGTCTACTGCTGCAGCAGATGAATCGCCTAAGTATGGGCGTGAACATATGCGGGCTGTGTTTGAGCGTCAAAAGGCCAGACAGAATAGTACTCCTGTTCGTATGGCGTTTGTTGGTAAAGAAAATACCTGCAAAACCGGTTTAGCCTTAGACCTTGCTAATACAGATAAATTGATTACTATATTCGATTTTGACAATTCTGCTTCGGAAACGGTTGCACATCTCTATCCCGATAGCGATAATATAAACATACTATCTCTATATGATGAAACCGATGAATCTATCTTTAACGAAGATAACACTACTAATTGGGTTAATCTTGTTGAAAAGGTCGGTTGGTTCGTTAATCTCCTTTCCGAAGATATACAGGAAAATCCTGATGCTCATGGTGCTGTTATCTTTGACGGTGGTTCTACCTTCATGAAATGGTGTGAGTTTGCTATGACCGGTACTCTACTAAAGCGTGGCGTTATCAAAGAAGAGGGTGACTCCTTCAACCAGAAGGAATGGCGTACACGCAATCAACTGTTTAGAGATATTATCAACCGTGTTCATGGATTGTCTATTGATAAGGTATTCTTTACTTTCCATCTAAAAGACCACAAAACATATGTTGATGTGGGCGGTGGCTCTAAGGGTCTAATGAAGATTGGTGAAAAGGTTGACTGGGTTGATGGGACACAAAGATTAGTCTCGCAACAGATTTTCCTAGCACGATTCCGCAATAAGGCTGATGATGCTGCTGGTGTTTCTGGTGACGATACACTCGATAAGGATGAGTGGGTTGTTAGAGCAACAATAGAAGAAATGAAAGGTCGTGGCATGGAACTTGTCGGTACTACTAAGGATTTACTACATATCAAAGGTGGCAAGGTAACATGGAACGGGCTACCAGAACTAAAGTGGTGAGATAATGGGAGTATATTTGCACGACGGCGGGGATAACCCTGAAGATAATGATGCGGTTAGACCCTACCAAATAGAGGTTCTAAATACTGAGTTAGATAAACTTACTGATATGCTATATGAAGTTAGGGAATCTGTCAAACAATGTAGTGAAACTATTAACCAGATGGCACGATACATTGCTGATAAGGAAGGAAAGGGTGCAGGTCTAATGTTTGACCTACCCGTACTAAGGAAGGTGAAAGAATGAAAATAGATACCCGTTTATTAACAAGTATGCTTAACAGAACAAAAAGAATCCAGAATGTTGGAGGAAAGCCGCAACCGCAGGTAACGGCGTGTGTTTTGGTAGGTTACTCGGATAGAGTTACTACTACATCTTTGGTTCGTGACGGTAAAACAAGTCTATCACACTTCGCTATTCCATCGGAGTCTATGGGGCGTGATGCTGTATCTCTACCTATACCAGATATTGACCGTGTACTAGGTGTTCTAAACTCACATGGGTCACCGGTAAAGATTGAGTACGATGACAATAAACTTCTATTTACATCGGGTAAAAAGAAAACCCGATTGACTGCATCCCTAAATGGTCTTGCATTCCCGCATTCTCAGGAAACTATTAACGAATGGGGCGTAAAGTCTGAGGAATTGTCAACAAAGTTTATCTTTGCCGAATCCGGCTTCAAAGGGTATTTGATGTCCGATGGTTCGGTTAGAGAACCATCTTACGAATGGAAGGTTGATGCTAACGAATTGTTTGAGGCACTACGATGCGACAACATGAATGGCCAGAAACTAAACCGATATACTGTAAGCATTCGTGATTCGGTTATTAGGGTTGGTGTTGGCGAGGAAATGAAAGGATTTACCGTTGTGGAGTTTGCTAACTCAGAACCAGGATTGGCTGCGCAAAGTTTTGAAATGGATTGGGACTTTGAGGGCGGATTGGATAATGTTCTCGCTGGTATATCCGGTGACATTACTATACACATTCTTGACTTTACTAAAGAGAAACAGGGTATGCGAATGGTAATCGACCTTGGCGAGCGTGGCTATGTATATCAGGCTGGCGTTATTAGATGAGTCTAAACCGAGGCGTTCTAATCAATGGTAGTAACTTAACCCCAGTGGAAACACTGGGTAAGTGTTGGGTAAAGCGTGAAGATAAAGCGTTCAAAGTAAGTGATAGTGAGCCTAGTGGACTAAAGGTAAGACAGTTTCTTGTTATGGCTGAAGAACAGCCAGACGACCCTATGGTTGTTGGTTGTGCGTCATATTCAGCAATGCAAATCTATGTTGCTTGGGCGGCAAAAGAGGCTGGTGTTTCGGCGCATATCTTTGTCCCGAGAAGAAAAGAAAGGACTATGGCTACTCAATATGCAGAATCTATGGGTGCTACTATCCACGAGGTTTTTCCTGGGTATGCTAATGTCTATCGTAAGCGAGCACGAGACTTTGTTAAGGAAATAGGTGGTTGTGTCCGTTGGGATTCTAAAAGAGCGATTTATGATACCGCCTTACAAACTATAAACCTACCACCCGATGCAAAGAGGATTATTGTTCCTACGGGCTCGGGTTTAACAGCAGCCGGTGTAATGGTTGGTCTTGCAATCCTAAAAAGAACCGATGTTGAAGTGGTTGCTGTATGCGTCTCCGACCTTGCTGATGAAGAAAACATATATCACAATGCCGACTTTATGGTGGGTGAAATGACCGGTCATTACACCGACCCGATTCTGACCCCCAGAATGCCCGTTCTGCGTATGGAAAGGGCCGCAGGGGGTTATGACCACTGGGTGTTTAGAACATTGCCCTACGGTGATGTTTTAGACCCATTTTATACTGCAAAGGCGTTTGACTATCTTATCGCAGGTGATGTCCTGTGGGTATCTGGGATGAGGCCGGTAGAGGCATGCCCTAAAGAATGGCAGGAATTATATCAGGATTACCAAAAAGAATTAAATGACCGCAGTACACCTGTTAGCAACTAATCTTTATTCGTTCTTATATGGGGCCGAAGAATAGCATAGAACATGTTTATATGGTATAACTATTATCCTATAACATGGCAAAGAATGTTGATGGGCTCCAACAACGCTTCATGGATAATCCTTTCTCAATAATCAATACCGCTACTGACCGTTGGCAAAGCAGAAAGCGGGGTTGGATAGCACTCGGTATCGAATCAGAAGTAGGTAGGGATGCACGAGCATTTAATATCAAAGAATGGATGGGTGATACCGAAGATGTTCAGGTAGCAACCCAAAGTGATACTTCTATCTTTGACCCCGCTCTATGTGAAATACTTTACACATGGTTTGTACCTGAGAAAACTAGGGATTCCCATTCGCCTATTGATAGACCCGTAGTTCTCGACCCGTTTGCTGGTGGTTCGGTGCGTGGTATTGTTGCATCCCAGATGGGCTTAGACTATGTGGGTATAGAATTACGCCAAGAACAGGTTGATGCTAACCGTATTCAATTTGGTCGTATTGGAGGTAAAGATGGTGCTAATTGCACATGGGTTCAAGGGGATTCGGCAAAGCGTCTACCCCAACTTGGTGATGAATACGACATGCTTTTAACATGTCCTCCATATGGTGATTTGGAAGTATATTCCGATGACCCTGCTGATATTAGTAATATGGATGTCGATGGGTTCGATGAGGCATATGCCGACATAATGGCTAAAGCACTATGTAAGATGCAACCGAATACATTTGCTTGTGTAGTGGTCGGTGACTATCGAGATAAAAAGGGCTATCTATGTAACTTTGTTTCTAAGACTATTGCCGCATGTGAAGTGCATGGCTTTAGGTTATTCAACGAGATTATCCTACAAAATGTAGTCGGCACACTAGCACTTAGGGTGGCCCGTCAATGGGAAACCAATCGCAAGATAGGTAAAATGCACCAGAATGTGTTGGTGTTTTACAACGGTGACCCACGCAAAATGAAAGACCATTGGCACAAGATGAATGAAGTAGACCAAAAGACGCTGGCGGAGTGGTTGTAAGCAACTCTTTATAGGCTTAATGTATAAAGGTGATAGCATGGCAAGGATATTGATTGACATAGGCGAAGATGGTAGTATAGAGGCGGAGTTACCGCAAAGTGTTGCTATTGGTGATGTATTAGAGATTAAAGGTGTAAATGTGGATGGGGTACAAAACAACTCCGTTCTTTTGATTATTAAAGCATGTATGGTTGAACCTCAGAAACTATACCGTGACGAAGCATGGTTAAGAAACGCATACCTATCAGACAACAAGACGATGGCAGAACTTGGTGCTATGTTCAATGTATCACCAATGACTATCTGCACATGGTTAGAAAAGTTTGGTGTTGAAACACGAAGCCGTGGTCGCCGTAGTTAAGATAGTCTATCACTACATTTATATGGTATGTAGGCATAGTATATTTGATGATAGTAGAGCGGCAGGGCAACCGTAATGTCTTGGTAAGGCATAGGGATAGTGACGGCGAGCGTAAAGAAACTATGCTTAAAGGTTACTATCCTTTTGGTTACCTATTAGATGAAGATGCTGAACACCTACCGGCTCTATCCAAAGAATCAGGTTATACTGGTGTATATGGTGAATCGCTAACTAAGGTTACTATGGGTAATCCTGCTGATGTTGGCGATTTGAAAAACCAATTCGATAAGACATGGGAATGTAACATACCGTGGACTAATCGTTGCTTATCTCTATACAACCAATCTAATTCCCCAATTGAAAATTACAACCACCGTATCTGGTATTTGGATATGGAGTGGTCGATGGATAGTGAGCGTATAACCGTCATAAGTGTATATGATAGTTACAAAGAAAAGATGTGGACTTGGGCCGTAGTACCACCCGAAGACTTTAATGAAAGCCCGACGACTTTAGATTTCCTTAGATTCAAAGAACATCCCGATTGGCAGAATGGAAGTAAATCAATTTCTGAATACAAATACTCACAAGCACCAATTAGATTATTCCAAAACGAAGCCGATATGCTATGGTCTTTCGTTAAACAAATGCAGAAATGTGACCCCGACATTATTACCGGCTGGAATGTAGTAAATGCAGATTGTAGAGTACTAATTGAAAGATGCCAGGCAAATGGTATAGACCCCAAAAAGATGTGTGGTGGCTCATCCCGCACCATTAGATACAATTATAGTGATTGGGCTCAACCTATTGGTGGTCGGTTGGTTATTGATTTGATGCTTGCCGTGTGTAATTTGTGGCAATTAAAGAATGGAGCACTACCTAACAAGAAATTAGATACCGTAGCCGACTTGCTGTTAAACGACAAGAAGTTACCGCTTTCCGACGGCCATAACACATATTACTCCGATTTCCATACATACCTTGACTACAACATACAAGATGTAGCACTACTACCTCAATTAAATGAAAAGGTAAATGCTATCAATCACTACCTTGCTATTCAACATATCGTACAATGTGATATTCAGACAACACCGTTTGTCACTCGGTTATTCACGGTAATGGCTATCAATGATGACAAGTTTAACTATTGCATTCCGTCAAAACCACAATTTCAACATGAAGCATATAGTGGTGCTGACATTATGGAACCCGAGCCTGGAGTCTATGAGGGTGTTGCTATCATGGATATTAAGGCTATGTATCACTCTAATGTCAATTTGCATAATATATCATGGGAAACGCTCGACGACGACGGTAAGGACTGTGGTAATGGTACTTCGTTTAGCCAAAGCAGATTGGGTTTGTTAGGTCGCCAAATGGATTACATGACTGTTCTTCGTAATGACTATAAGCGTTTGAAAGCCGGTGCTAAAAGTAAAGCGGAGGAGGATAGATGGGATGCTATGCAGTACGCCACTAAATCACTCGTTGCATCTATGTACGGGGCAGCCGGTGATTCTAAGTATGGTTTGTATCATCCGAAAGTAGCCGCCGCCATCACATTTACCTCACGCCAAACACTATTCCGATTGCGTGACGAGTGCGAATTGCGTGATATGAAGGTAATATACGGACATACTGATTCTGTATTCGTTTTGTGTGATTCCCCCGAATTGGGCAAAATACATATTGCAAGTATTAACGATGACATGTCTCCTATTATTACGGAGTTTGAAAAGTGGTGTTCGTCTATGCTAATCGTTGCCAAGAATCGTTATGCCGGTATGACTAAGTGGACTGAGGGCGAATATCACGACCCTAAGTTATATGTCAAAGGCATAGAATTGAAACAAAATAGGCTTCCTGCTATTATGAAGCGGGTTATGTCGGAAACAATAGAGGGTCTTTTGACCGGTATTAGTGAGGGCCAAATGACTACTAATCTTACTTCGTTAATAACAGGCGTTGTGAAAGGCGAGGTTGATGGTAAAGACCTGTGCATCAACGCTAAACTATCTAGGAATCTAGAGGAGTATAGTGTGTTGGGCGAATCACGAGCAGGTGCGGCGTGGGCTAACAAGCACCTCGGAAAGGGTTACCGTAAGGGTAGTAACTTTTTATCCACGCTATCTATTGATGGCTCGTACATAGCATTTTGTGACCCCAAAGAAATAGAAGGAATAACTACTATTGGGTACAAACACCTAGCCGAGCGATTTATTATTAACAAAGTGCGACCCTATTATCACATTGCATGCTTCGATATGCAACCGCTAGTAAATGCTCTAAACGGTGTATCAGATGTATCGTGGCTATGAGTATGGTAGTGGGTATGTTTATATGGTATAGTGCGGTAGTGATAATATGACCCAAACCCCAAAACTGACATACAACCCAAAGGAACTCGATAGGGAGTTAAAGATGAGTAAGTCGTCTTTTGTTCTTTTCAATATGTGTCCCCGCAAGTATTGGTGGAATTACATAGCACTGCCTGACCTTAGGCCACCACCTACCGAGGCTATGAGGCGTGGTACTGCTATACACAAGGCTATGGAACCTATCATCGAAGCACCTAAAGATACCAAGAAAATAAAGAAGGCAGATGCCTCTATTGTTAAGGAAGGGTTTGGTGGCGATTTTGGTTACGAAATAATGAAGGAATTATTATCCGATTTAGAGGATAAAATTGGTCCTTGGGAATTATTGCAAGCGGAAATGAAGATGACCGTAAAGGATAAACGCAAGGACATTTGGCTCGTAGGTGCTATTGACGGTCTACTGCGTACCGAGGATGGAAAGGTTATCCTAGTCGAATTAAAAACAGGTAATATGAATGACGGCAAACTATCCCGTACTAGAAGGGAGTTGGCATTCTATACCTATATGCTCAATATGATAGACGAGTGGCCCATGCCTACACATTTCCTATACATTGCTCCAGATGCCGCTAATGAAAAGACATTGGACAAACTAATGAAGCAAAAGAAAAAGGTTGTCGGATGTGGTATAACACAGGGTATGTATGTTTTAGAGCCTATATCCGTTCGCACTATTAATGCGTTTCTCAAAGTGTATAATAGAACCGTCGATTCACTAAAGGAACGAGATTACCCTATCAATTGGAATGATTACTTTTGCACTCAATACTGCGACTATGTGGTTCAATGTGAACCGGAGACGCATGGGTTATGCCCCGACCCCACCATCGAGGAGGAGGAATAAATATGGAAGATATACTAAGATTTTGCGGTTACGATAATGCTTATGATTTAATTAAAGACCACACCGACCCCTTAGAGTTAATGGAATTATTAGAGGACTTAATTAAAAACCCTTTAGATGCACCTGATTTTGTCAAAGAAACGGTAGAGGAAATAGCAACGGATATTTTCGAGTGGGTAGACCATGAACAAATAAAGGCTGACGCAGACGAAGAAGCCTACCAAAGATATAGGGATGGTGATTAAATGTCTGAAACATGGTATATAGGTGACCCTTGTTATGTCATTCCCGATGAAAGGTGGAGCGAGTTTTGTGATGTGCTTAGTAAGCATGGCTATCGAGATGTTGACATTGTTTGGGATGGCGTGACCATGCCGATTCGCTCCAATGGTGGAGATGGTTCATGGTCTTTCGGTAGTCTTGGGTCGTTTTGTGTCGATGCCGGTATATTTACTGTTATTCCCATGAGCCTCATAGAATCCTATGAAACGGAATTAGAAGCAAGACGACTTGGTATCATAATGAAAAGCAAGCCGACATTGCGAGTGGAAGATGGTATAATCTATATCAATGATGAGCCTGACGACAGTGTTGGCGAGTGTTGGCAGTGCGGTCATATAGAACAAGGTTTAGATGATGGGTGGTCTTGTGAAAATGGTATATGTACCGGTTGTGACAACTGCTTCGAATGTGGGTGTGAAGAAGAATGATGCAAATGTTGATATACCCCAGTGTGTAACCAGAATATATGGAAACCGTAACCGCATGCAGTAAATGTAGTAGTGAGCATATAGAACAGGACATAATGGTTCTCGCAATGGGTCAGGAAGGAAAAACACCAAAAGAAATAGTGGTTGTGAAGTGTAATGACTGTGGCGAGCAACATCAACTTTCCTCGTGAAATAGGACTAAAGCGTAGAGTGTGTAAATCCCAATCCGAGTTTATGGAGTATGTCCGTAGGCTAGTCGGTAAGTCATCGGTATATACCTCACTCTATTCTTTTACTAGGTCTGATTCAAATAAACCTTGGCGCATGGATTATACGAGTGCTACCATAGATAAGGCATGGTGGGACTTTGACAGTGGTGACAAGGGTGGTATCGAACAGGTCAAACAAGATGTGGCTAAACTCATCAAACGGTTATCCGGAGATGTATCAGTGGTTGCTACGGGAAGGGGTTTTCATGTGTACCAATTCTTCGAACGACCCGTCACCGGTTACGAGTGGAGAAACCATTTGAATCGCTATCAACGGAATATGGCTAAGGGATTAGTTACTCTAGATGGCGTTGGTTTGCCCGAGAAGCTTGTTCGCATTCCTAATACATACAACCCAAAACGAAGTCGTTGGTCGGTATGTATAGACGCAACCGAGTTCTCGAACAATCCTGACACATATCCTATTCCCCAAAAGCCAGACCCGCATTCGTTTTCAATATGCCCGCTATTAGGGGTCAGAAACACCCCAGAATCGTTTGATTTCGTTATGTGGGTACATGACAACCCCGCACCCACGAATGGCGCAGAAACGCATGGAAACGGCAATCTTATTATTTCCATAGATAAGTCGGCGGGTATGGGAGATATACCTATACCGCCGTGTATATCCGATGCTACTCAAAGAGAGAACCCTAATCACTATTCACGCATAGCCCTCGTGCAACATCTTTCCGAAGAATTGCGTTGGTTCTCTAACCCCGATTCTTTGACACCCGAGCAATGGTTGGATATAGAGCAATCTATCCTTTCGTACATAGAAACATTGAATTGGCGAGATTTTAGCGTTGCCAAAAGTCGCCAAGGCATTAGGTCGAATATGAAATACAAACAATCGCCTACTTGTCGTGCCATGCAGTCTCGTGGTATGTGTGGTGGAAAGTGTTGGAGATACGACGGCACATTCTAAGTACTACTATTATATGAGTCTTCGTGTTATAGAGTGGAGTAATGAGCAGCTTGGATATTACGAAAAATAAAATCTTCGAGTGTTTAGATTGTGGCCAGCAATGGGCTGAAGACAAAGTGACAAAGGTAGATTTTTGTCATTGGTGCATGTCAACTAAGGTAGAGTTGGTTTGTGATATGACTAGCCAATTGCACTTGCTACATCACTCAGAAGCACAGTGTTAAAACCTTACTCGAATTAAAGATGTAGTGTGTTATTCATAGACGATAGAGAAAACCCTAAAGTCTCAAATAAAGTTTTAATGGCACTCGGGGACAATAACCTTAATCCTGAGGGTCGTGCTAAGCTAGAAAGGCTGTCCGTTGGCGATTACACTATTCCAGATATGGGATGGGGCGTAGAGGCCAAAGAAATTAATGACTTATATCATTCAATTAAAGGTAATGGTCGTTCAAGAACGGTCAATGCGCAGCTTGTTGATTTGGCTGACAATTTTGATGTTGCTTTTCTTGTAGTATATGGCACTCAATTAAAACCATTCGTAAAAGGAAGAAAACCTACTAGGCAAGAAATGGCTATTAGAATACAGCGAATGAATGCAACCATCAAAAAATATAAAGAAACCTTGCATATTCGCCACCCAAAAATTAAGTTTATGCAAGTCGATAGTATGGATGACTTCGTTGAGTGGATAAAGACTAACTATACTCAAATGATTATCCAAGGAAAGAGAAATATGCACCCATTTTTAACGGGGGGTGTTATGGAAGAAACTGACCCACGGATAAGAATGTTGTGTGGTGTTCAAGGCATTACGCCGCATATAGCAAAAGACCTATTGGCTAAATATGGCTCAATACAAAAAATACTCGATAAAAAAATAACCCAGAAAGAGTTAATGAAAACTAAAGGGATAACTAGACAACGAGCTAAACAACTAAAGAATGCTTCTAATTTGTGGGAAGATGGTTAATATGACGCATCGTGATTGGGATGATAAGCCCGAACCCTACATATCTATTTTTTTTCTTGTTTTGTGCTTAATCCTTTTATTAGTTTGATTAAACCAGACCCAAGAAAAAAGTAAAATGCTAATTCTAGCAGAACTACGCCTATCATAATAGGTAAGGGCATGCACTGGTCTAAAACACAAATATCGCTCATAGATTCCGTGTTCCCCCGCCCTTTAGACCTAAGAATCGGTATGTGTCCGAGCGACCACTAATAGCGGCCCTAACAAACTTAACATCAACTTTGTGTAATACTACCGAGCAATACTGTGCGGTAGTAGTGTCTTGGCCTTGATTTGCCTGTCTTCTTAGTGTTAGTTTGATAGTGTTTCCAGGAGTCTCCGCACCGGATAGTGGGCCACTAATAATAGCAATATCTCTATTACTAAATGGGCTTTCTAGGCTTACCGTAGAGGTCATTGAAGCACCTGTCTCCACACACTCTAGGGTAGCAAATAGGGCTACGCTACCTGACGCAGCATCTAGTGAGGAAATACCACTAACTACTATTTGTTGTCCCATTACATCACTAGGTACGGTTACTCGTAGTGTGTGTTGGTGAATAAAGCCCTTTGTGTCTGCATCATTATCGGTAAGGCCTGGGAAAACTGCACCTTCTTTTGAAACAATAGAACCACGCTTTTTGTCCCACACTATGTCGGCCCCTTCGACAGCCTTTGTTACTTGGGTTGGTGCGCCACTATTTTTAGAACCGAGAATACTAAAGTCCCCATCTTGCAAACCGTATTGGTTGTGCATATCCATTTTACCTGAAATCCTATTCATTAAATCCGGAGTTGTATTATTAACTCCTACCGCATTACTACCAAGCATTTGTCCGGCAATATCACCGGATGATACACCGGCAAAGTTTCTGTTTCCTACAGGCGTGTATTGGTTTAAAGAAATACCCTCGCCTAAAACTGGGCCTAAAACTGGGCCTCCGCCTAGTGGTGGTGCAAGTGGTGGTCTATAACCTCCACCGCCCCCAGGCCCACTTCCTCCGCCTCCGCCACCAGGAGATGGTTGGGGTGAATATGGTATTGTTCCAGGAGTTCTTCCTTTGTTTATTTCGGGTAATATATATGATGCCAAGTTAGGTAGTGCTTTAGATTCGTCTTGCTCTAATGTCAAGATAAGTTTTCCAATATCGTATGATTGCGCAGCCCAATTAACAGATTTAATAGAAAATGGAGTAGGGTTTGAAAGACCAAGGTTTGCATCGGTATAAGTTACCTTTGTCGATGGATAAAAGTTTATGTCATCGACTACACTGATTCGTGGAGCAAAATAAATCGGTGCGTCTTGAGCCGTAGGGACACCCGCTATATTTCTAACACCAAGTGGGAATGGTGAATATCCTCTATTAGTACCGGTAGTAAATCCGGGCATATCTTCTTTATTTGCGTAGTATGGGTCGGAAGTAGGTTTTCCGTTTCTATGTCTCAATAAAGAGCGCAGATATTCGGCGTTGATAGAAACAACAATTCTTTCATTACCAGTAGCACCGTTTGCACCTGTCCAATAGGTTGAAGGGATTTCGACTTCGTAGAAACCACTATGCTTAAACTTCAAAAAGGTTTTTGAACCATAACCGTCTGTAATAGAGTGACCGGTTGAATTATCAGAAAAACTTGTATTAGGGTCGTATAGTGCTAGGTAGAACTCTACATCTTCGGGTGTAGCTTCATCCTCGTCATAGGTTTGGGCTAATTGTATTCCGACTCTAAGTTGTTGTCCGGCAGCTGCGTTAGATGTTTTAGGCATATTTTTAGGGATATGGACTATTTGAACAGCATCGAAAACAGATTTTAAGCCGACCCAACCATAGTAATGTTTTGCTGGTTCGTCACCGGTATTGATATAACTTACGCCACCACCGTTGCTGTGACCAGTAGTATTTCTATTATAAGCATTAGCGGTACTACCAGTCCATGAAATGTTTCCATCTAATGCGTTTTGCATTCCTGAAAAGTGTATTCCATTCCACCATGAAGTCCAACCTTGCGCTACTAGCCCAGCGATTAGTGGGGTATTTACACTTCTAAGTGCTGGGTCTTGGATATACCCATGTCTAGCACCGAATAGCATAAGGTCGGATTCGGTTGACTGGATAGTTGGTTGGGCGGTAATTCTTAGTGGTGAAACTTTACTCTTTTCGTATGTTGATTTTGCTATTGCTAGTGCCTCGCTATGAGATACTACATTAGGCAACTCCACCATTTTCCATCTTACTTCTGTTCCTTTACTTGCAGTTGGGTAATCTACAAACGATGAGCCGTTATTGTAAAAAATTCTTACATTTGAAACAGCAGCGGTAGGTGAACCAACTATGTCGGATATTCTAAGATTGTCTCGTGTAAATACATGACCGGATGAATATGCTGGTCGGAAATCTATTCGCCCATCTCTACCGGTAACATAAGTAAAAATTGTTGTTGTGTTTTCGGTTCCGACTTTTGCTGAATCGCTCATATCTGTTAAAATTGCTAATACACTCTTTCCTCTAGCATCAGATATTCCACCGTAGTTATCCCAATCTAATACACCACCAGATGTTGCTGTGTATGCACGAGTAGAACCTGCTACGCCAGTTTGTGTTGTAGTCATTCTTCTAGTGATAGGACAATTCTTTATGCTAAAGGTAATTGGCATTGTAAATTGACTTAGGTGTGTTTCGCTGTTTGCTAATACACCTAATGCTCGCAATTTGTCATGTGAGTAAAATGTATGTCCCTCTTTGCTTTCAATAAATCCGTTTAATCCTAATTGGAATCTTAGTGCTAGTGGTGCAGATATACCGGAGTAAAATACTATTTTATCGTAACCATCAGTGATATTGTTAATCGAGTCATTATATTTTAGTGTAAAGGGTATTCCTGTTGTTGTTGCGGCTGATTGGGTGTAAGTCCTCCAAGCATTAAACAATCGTGACTTTATTTCTTCTAGAGTCATTTGTGTTTCATCTAAGTCAAACATGTGTATATTGCTTAGGGTATTTGTTGAGGTGTTATTTGCGCCCCAATAGTAAAACAATAGATTTCTTTCTTGGGTATTGGTATTGCCTGATGTTCTTTCTATTTCGACCATACCTATTCCCTTTGATGGGAACTCGGAAGTATCATCAAGGACTATTGCGTTTGAACCTTGTGCATAGGTATTTGATGACATGTTAGAACCAGCACTAAAGAAGTTATACCAATTCGGGTGATTGGATAAGTCTCCATCACGAACCGTCTTGGGTGATGCTGCTGCTTCTTGCCAATAATCATCTATTAGTGCGGGGTGACCTTCTGTTTCAACAACAAGGTCACCTAATGTTTTTCGACCACCACTCTTTTGTCCTGCTCTGCCACCGTTTGATTCGGTGTTTAGATTAAAGAACTTAGAAAAATCTATTATTAAAAATGCACCGGCTTTATCCTCCCAGTTTTGGTGCGCTGCATCCCCTAGTGCATCGGAGCCTAATGATGACCACGAATTGCCACTATACGGTTCTATTTCGGCATCACATTCCCATATGTCACAATCCATACCTATTGCTAAATCAATGTAGTTTATAGCAACACCATCAATATCTTCTTGGTCGGTATATTGAAGTGTTAGTGAATAGTTATCTGGTGTAGGGTGTAAAAGACCAAAACTATTTTTTCTTATGTGTCCGTCGGCATTTGCTTCGCCGTTGTTTCTCATATCGGCCCAAAGAACCCAAATGTGTTTATAATCATCGGATATGGTTCTAATTCTAATAGTTGAGCCTACGGCGTGTGTTAAAGAAATAAACTTACACCCATCTAATCTAATATAACCACCCGAGTTTGTAGCACCAGAAAAGGAGAACGAGTCAACTACACCTTGTGGACTTACTAATTCGGCTACGCCTCCGGCATCTAAAACTGCTTCTATGGCCCCTGTGCGACCTATATCTGTAAAAACATTTGTTGAAGTAGGAACAATCACCGAAGTTGTAGTTAGTCCTGCGTATGCTGGTGTTTCGTCGATTTTTCCAAACATCTTTTTGAACCACAACGACTTAGGTAAATCACGCATCCACATAGCATGGTTGACACGGTTTTTTACTAAAGCAAAGTCGCCGTCTGTATTAAAGGTAGTACCACTAGAAGTAGTGTGTAGGTCAAAATATCCGTAATCCCAATAAACATTCCACGGCCCTGCACCAGAGGTGAATGCACTTAGGCCGGTATATGTTGCTGAAGCATTGACTTTAGCCCAAGGCACATTGGTAAAAAGGTAGTAATCAAAACCTGTACCTGCATAATTAGTTACCTTTTCAATACCATACAACTCAAAAACATCATTACTTATACCACTAATGTAAGTTCCGGTTTTATTAAATGTAATGTGGCCTAACTCAAGATTATCTGGAACGGTAGTAAATGAACCAGCATCAAGCAAAAATGCTGCATAGTCGGTTGACGAACCATCTTGCTCCCATCTTACTGCGTAAGTTGTCTGTGCGTTTGCTAATGGTGGGCCACCCGCTACGGAAAATATGTTGCTATCGCTATCGAAGGTAACTGCATCCACTAACTTGTTTGTACCATCTATTGATGTATTATTGTCGGCAGTACCATAGATATTGACCGTATCGGTTGCAGCAAGACCATGTGAAGGCATAGACACACCGGTTTTGCTAGAAACTAATGACCCATCAGCGTTTTGCATAGGGAATAGTACTTGTGACCTTTCGTAAAGCCAATTTAACTCTACATCGTTAGGTGCAGATGCGTCTTCGTTATTATACAATTGGATGGGGTGAGCTGAATGTAATGTTGTTCGTTGGTCTTTCTTTTCTAAATAGTCTAGTGATGAAGCACTAGCCGATGAATACTTTTCAAAACCAATCGAGTCGTCGTGAAGACTTAGTCTTACTGCGCCAAAGTAAAGAGCATCCGATAATGCCTCGGCAGAACCCCTTTTGGCTATTGATTTATCGGTGTCGTCATTGAATAATCCTTGACCAATATCCCAAGTTGGTATTTGTCTATCTAATAATTTAGCGGGGTCGGTGCATGAAATGCTTATCATTTTATTTTGTTGTTTAGCTGTTTGTCTTACCCTAACGCTGTTTATATTACCTGACATTATAAACCTATCATCGTTATTTCTTGCTATCATAAACAGATATTCTGCTGCACCCCCACCACTTATTAGTGGGTATATGTCAAGGTTATTTGCATCATCACTAACCTCTACGGACAAATCCGAGAAATTGTTAGATGCCATATTGTATGCCATAGTAGTAAGAACCGGAGTACCCGAATGTCCGCTTGGATATGCGGTATCAGCCGTAGCGATTGCTGGAGCACCACCACCAGCACTAGCGGTTTTTCCGAGATGATGTGTTACATTTCTTCCGAATGCAACCCTGTCAACCATAATAATTTGTTGCCATGCGTACACATTGGTATTGTTCTGTGTGTGACCGTCATCAAAATCTCTACCCAAGCAAGATAACCTCCAACCGTAGAATTGTGATGGAGTCCAAGGAGTACCATCTGGAGATGCTGTGAATGCGGTCACAGCACCACTTTCTGTTCCGTTGACAAAGAGTTGGTATGATTGATTAGTAAAATCTATTACTACATCAAAATCAACCCATAAATCTTCCATTTCAATAGCATCTGTACTAACTAATCCGGCTGGTTTGCTATAAACGGTTTCGGTTTTGTTGTAAAGAGCGTGTGCTAACTTGGTATAGATTGTTGACCAATCAATTTCTATCTTGATTGCTGGGTTGCTTGCACTACCGTCTGCGGTCTTAGTTACGCCGGTTGAAGCAAAGGTTGTAGTTTCCGAGTCGAATCCTATACTAAGATAGTTTAGTGGGGATTTTGTTTTTACATTTGCATCATCAAACGAGCCGGTTGTCTCTAATCCAGAAAAACTTTGTGCGCACAATCTAATGTGAAATCTATCTTTATTTCCCATAGCGTTTAGAGTTCCATCGTAAAGCGTGAGGATTTGTTCGCCATGAGTCGCAAATGTTCTAAATGCTTTTTCACAAAACCACTTAGTATCTAATACCATAAACGGCTTTCCACCCAAAGAAGTTATTGGAACACCAATACCTTCTCTATGTGTTAGATTTGCGGTTTCTCGTGCAAAGGATTGCCATTGGAACATACCGGTCATATATGCTTCACGACGAAGTACTTGTTTCATTGATGCACCACTACTTGCTGCTGCCCCAATATCAATATGATTTCCAGCTTGGCTATGTTTATTACTACCGCTAGTTGCGCTGTAATCTTTAATGTCACTTCTTCCGTATGAACCATCGTTGTCTATTGGGTAATAGTATTTAGTACCGGTTCTATACGGGTTATTTACCATCATGTAGCCGTCAGCACTGGTAGCACCGGTCATAGCATTAGTTGTTGTGGCGGTAGTAGCCCTATTTTGATGGAAAAAGGATTGTGGGGAGCGAGATGTGGCTCTACCTTCCCAATTTTCACCACCACCTAATCTAATGGTGTCCTTTGTAATATATTCGTGTACGCCGTTGTTATGCAACTCCCCGCCCATCTCTGATTTTCCATAAGATGCAGCAACGGGATAATAGTTAGTAAGATGTGAACCACCGCCTGCTTGTGCCGCATAACTTTGTCTTTCGATTACCGAATATCGGTATGTAGGATTTAATACGGCTTCACCATTAATTGTGTTGCCTGCGTGGGATAGTGTGTGGTCTATTGTAAAAGAGTCAACGCTATTTTTATCATCGGCAATACATTGCGAGCCATTAAAGTCGTCATAGTAACCACTAATCCAAGCCACATATTTATCTGTAATTTTCCTTGTCATTTACTTCACTTCCACTATACTCCGGCACTATTTAGTGGTACACCTGCTTGTACCAACTGACTCATAACGCCACTTGTCACTTGTTCTATTGCATCTCCTATTGTTATGCCGTTAAAGTTATTTGTCATAACTAACTCGACATTGGAATATAAGTTTTCTACGCCTTTATTAACAACCTGCTTCATCATGTCGCCGGTTAGGTTAGAGGATTTGCCACCAAAGAATAATTCTTCTCGTGCGTTAGCAAAGGAGCGCATTTTTTCTTCGGCGGTAGTGAATCCGTCGCCTGCTGCGTCGATACCATCTATAATACCTCCGTTTTGGTAAAAGGTGTCGGCTGCCATTATAGCATTATTACCCATTTGTAAAAAGAACTCTCGACCTCTATTGGTTAGGTCACTCATTTTAATAGTACCATCATTAAGTGCTTCTAGTAATTCTTCAGTAGTTTCAATTATCATTTCTTGGTCTTCATAAACATTAACTGTTTCATATTGCTTTGTTCTTTCGGCTTGACCACCAGGCATATCACTAACCGGAGATTGACCAGAAACCTCTACTTGCTTTGTTCCTGTTTTTACCCGCTTCGTGTATCTTGCTAGGTCAAAACCTTCTCCACCAAATGAAGCATCTTCGGGAGCATATACATTCGGGCCAGTAATCATTCCGTTATTTAGTGCATCTAAAGTTCTTGAGATTTTTTGTGAATCACTCAGACCTTTTATTTGCTCGCCAAACTCTGCAATAGCACCTTGTTTTAATACACTTTCAAACTCTACTAATGCGTTAATGTCGTTTTGAATCATAGAGTAAAACGGGTCATCGGCAGCATATATTGATTGGTCTTCTAAAAGCTCCCCCATTGCTGTACTGCTAAGTGCAAGAGCATCATTAAACTCCTGTAATGACATTGTTGTTAGGTCAATTGTTTCGGGGAAGTCTTCTCCCGCTGCTAATATCCCTTCGGGAACTGTGTAAGATTGTGATTCCTCTAAAGACATATCAGCAAGTAATTGTCCGGTTGCGGCTAATGAAGCATTCATGCCATCGACGGCTACTATTGCTTCGGTTGATTCTTGGACTAATGACCCAATTGCTAAAGCGGTAAAAACTAATGCTGCGCCTACACCTGTTAATACTAATGTTACGCTTAACGCTGCGTTCATTCCCATGATAGAAAATGCAGCCAAATCGGCCATAGTCTTAATACCCATCATTTGAGCAGTCATTATACCCATTTGGATGATTGCCGGTATCATACTCATGGTCATTAAAATCATGGATATGCGCATAGATTCGTTAGCATCATCAGTTAGTCCTATGTGGTGGCCTAGTGTACCAACGGCCATAGAAAGCACCCCAGACATCATTCCTAGACCATTGTATGCGGCACTCATTCTATGTATCGCAACGGTTTGTGTTTCAACACCGGTAAGTAACTTTCTTTCTTCGATTATTAACATCTTTTTCTGGAAAAGTGAAATCGCTTCGGCTTCACTTAAACCGCCCCTCACTGCTGTGAGTGCTGCTATTGCTTCTATTTCGGCAATGGTAAGGAACATAAGTTCTTTCTTTTCCATGCCTAAAGATTCCATTTGCATAATTATTTCTTCATTAAGCATTGCTGCTCTAGCATCAACACTAATCATTTCTTCCTTTGCAAGAATACCAAGTTCATCCTCTATTCGGATTCGCCTTAACACCGATAATTCACCCTCAGCCTTGTTAATTCTCACTTGTGTTTCTTTTAATTCTATTTTATTTTTCTCTTTAGTAGACTCGAAGTGAGCGGAGCGAGCATGTATTTTTCTTTCTAAGGTAACCGCTAGTAGGTGTTCTTTTGTAAGTTGTTTTTCGACTGCATCTATATTTTCACCTAACCTCATTCTTTGAGTATCGGTTAATGTTTTATTCATAACTATCAATGTGCGGATTGCGTTTCTTTCACCCTCAGCCATTGCGGTTGCAGTCATTTGTAAAGCGGCTAGTTCTGTTCTCCTATTTATTTGTCTGTCTAGCAAAACATTTCTTTCATGAACCAAATCATTAAGTATTTGTTCTCTATTAGCAATACCAATTCGTTTCTGGTCGGCCATATCAATTTTAACGCCTTGTATTTCTAACAACTCGTTGTATTCCATTTGCTTAGCGTTTATCAGATTTGCTACGACAAGTTGTTCTTGTTGTATATCTAATCCTACTAAACTAAGGTTTTTTGCATTTTTAAGATTGTCTGTACGAATAAGTTCTTCGCCACCAACTGCTCGTAAAACCGCATTGTATGTTTTCATAGCAATGGAGACCGATTTTATTTGCATCATCATATCAAATACTTTACCAAATGCACCCAAGTAGTTTTGCATTTGAACAACAAATACGCCCATCTTACCGAACATAGGTATTGTTGATAATTCCATAAATGCGACATTGATTCTTGTTTGGAACTTAACGAACTCGGTCATCGTGGGAAGTAATCCCTGACCCATTTGTGCTTGCACATGCTCTAAGTCTGCAAGTGCTTCTTTATATTTAGTTGACGCATCTTCAGTAACACGGTTAACTTCTTCTTGTGCGGTTGCTTGATTGTTCATCGCATCTTCGTGTAACTCGGTCATCCTAGTCGAGTTCTGAATTAACTTTACGAATCTAACATAGTGGTCGTTACCAGCAACGGTCTGGACAATGTTTTGTCTTTGCTCAGCAGTTAGTTGTGGGAAAACATTTGCTAATTCTAAAACTATTTCAGACATTGGGCGTAATGCGCCTGATGCGTTTTTGGTTTCGATACCATATTGCTTTAGTAAATCGTTGTTATTTTGTATGTTAGAACCTAATCTAGCGTATATCATACGCAATGCTCTACCGGCTTTACCCTGTTCTTCACCTGCTTCAATCAATGTAGCCGACATAGCGGCCATCATTGCCATTGATTCGCCCGTTTGGTGAGCTTGGGCAGCGAATTGATTCATAACGAATGTAATTTGCTTTAAGTTGGCTGCGGAACGGTTCTCAACAGTGTTTAGTTGGTCTAAAATCTCTAATGTATTACCCATTACAGTTTTTCTTTGGTTTTCCGCATCAAGTAACTTGAATTGTTTAGCCGTTAAATCACCATACATGAAGCCGGTTTGCTGCTGTAAGTTAATCATACGCTGCATTGCTTCTTCTGTACCCATACCGGAAATCAAAGCAAATTGCTGGCCTAACTCGGTAGCAGTAGCAGTAGCCGCTTCACCAACTACCGCAGACAACTGTGCCATTCGGGAACCAGCGGATAGTGCTTGTTCAGCAGTAAATCCAAATGCCGCACCGGTGTCGATAATTTCCGCTGCTAATTCTTTGTTTTGACCGGCGAACTTCTCGAACTCGATAGTCGCTTCGGAAAGTGCTATACCTAAAGGTAGTATTTGGTCAACTATACCACTAATTGTTTCTCCAATACCCATTAGGGATTGTCTAACACCATCTACTGCATCAAGCATTAGCGATTCGACAACCGCCATTTGTGCGTCAACATCTTTGATAAGGCGAGCCGCTTGGAATGTTCCTATGATGTCGAAGAATACCCTTGGGCCACTTACCATTGCCATATTAACACCCCCTATTGATTTTCAAAGTCCGTCAGCATTTGTATTGCATCACTTTCCGATATGGCATTATTTTTAGCCGCTTGCCTCGCTTGGTTGCGACGAGCAATAACACCTTTGATATTGGATGATGAGTTAGACTTACCTTTAGAAGTTGCGTCTGAGATTTGCCTTGAAACCTCACTAGCAATCTCAACATCTAACTCTAGTCTATGCAATCCTCCCATACCGTGGTACTTCTCGTATAAGTCCGAGGGAAGAACCCCCTTGAAAGCACTTGCTAGTAATGGTGCTACTCGGGGGAAGAGTCCAAAGGGATTGCGCCCTCTGGGTCATCGCCACGGACAAATCCGAGAATAGTACGCATTTCTTCTGAAGTTAATGAGTTCAAATCAAAATCTTCTTCTAAAATACAGTTAGGAACCCACGATGTCATTTGGTCTTCTAGTGAACCACCAAGTTCTTCGATATGAGATAAAAATACTTCGTTTTGCTCGATAGTCCAATCTTCGGGATTTCCGAAATCACGGCATTTGCGTACCGCTTTCGCTTGGATGCTTTCAATTTTAATTTTTTCAAGACCCGAGGCTTGGCGTACCCAAACCTTTGTTCCGTCTCCTAATTCAATTTCCTTTTTTAGTACTGGCACTTTTCTTCACACTCTTCTTTTCTTTCTTCTCTTTCTTTGGTGGGATTACTTCGTAATCACCATTTTCTTTAATTCTGTACACTGTACCATCCGGTTCAGTCCATCCTTCCATCTAAAACACCTCAAGCGATTGTTTCTTGGTAGGTAATGTAGACGCTTGCTTCGCCGCCGGTTAAAGCCGCTCCAGCAATTGTGAGAAGTACATTTTTAGCAGCAGGTAGTTTTGTGCCTTTAGCGCAGAACTCCCATCCAATAGTAGCCCCAGTCAAAGCCGCATCGTCGAATGCAGTAGCAGCCATAATTGAATCTGCAACACCTGTGTGTCCTAATGCAATTGTAGCGGAGCCGCTTGAAGCAAATGCTAAGTCTATATCAAGATAAAAACACTTTAGGATTGCGCCAGCAGGTAATTGCTGAGCAGTTCCAAACAAATCTGCTGCTAAAGTCTTAGCCGCAGTATCTCCACCATTAATATCAAAGGAATAAGAAAACTTTAGAGTTTTCTCGATAGTGTTTGCTGTTTTAGCATCAGTAATTTGGTCATCCTTAATGTGTTCATTTCTGATTACATTGTTAAGGTATTTGTTAGATTGGGGACTTCCATATGCCATGATAATTCCTCTGTTATTTGTCCTTACTTGCGCTGGAGTATATGAATGCTCGCTCTAGTATTCCCCATCACTGGTCTTCGTATGTGATGTATGCAGTAACTAAGTTTGATGTTCTGTTACGAATCATGTCGATGGAAATAATTTTATCACCATTAGCAAGTGCTCGTAGCGCAGTTTGAAGGGATGCGTCAATAGTACCCAAATCACCAACTACTTCAACAACTGTGAGTTTAGTCTTGTCGGTAATGGTGTGAGACATTTAATCACCTCAAATACTGGAAGTTGCGTTTATTACATCACAAGTTGCCATACAGGAGGCGGAGGCATCGTATAGTGCGGTGAAACCTAGAGACATTGTTTGTGTGTCACGACCAGATACATTGCTTGATGGTGCATCCCACTGAACAGCGTAAAGTTTAATGGTAGTGGTGTGAGCTCCTGTTGCGGTAAAAACAAGTGTAATTGCTGGGTTGCCGCTTCCAGGTTGATATACACTGTTTGCTCCACCGTCAATAATGTTACCAAAAATTGGTTCGTCTAGGCTAGTGGCGTGAACTGGGTTAATAAACTCAACTGTTCCTGTAATTTCACGAAGTTGTGGTGGTGCTTCACGGACACATGTATCGCTACCAAGTGCGAAAGATGCGTCAACATCACGGTTTAAATTAAACTCAATGTCAACGGATTTTACGATTGTTGATTTAGCAGACCCCTTAAACTTAACTTCAGCTGATTGGAAGTGAACTGGTTCGCCAGCATCAGGCACTGTTGCACCTGATTCAGCCGCTAGTGCAGCTGGGGATGAAACGGAATCTTCGCCTTCGGCTTTACCTACGAAATCAACGCCCATCATTACATATTCACCAACCGCTCCTTTAATAGAAACACGGTTAATGCTTAGGGATGTGTAGGAGTGTTCCTTTTCATCACGCATAACAATTACTTGATATACGGGGAATGCTGTTGCTGCTGCACGACCTTCATCATGTGTGATTTCGGTCATTGCGTGTGTGTATGGGTCTCCTGAACCTGTTGTGGCTACCTTAGGAAAAATACCTTTTAATACTAAAGCAGCGAAACCGGAATCGTCAAGGGCCATGTTGATAGAACCTTCGCCATATCTCTTTCCAGTCTTTGTCTTTGTTGCCCCATATCGTGTCATGTCTGAGCGAGTATTTACATCGAAAACGGTTTGGAATGATTCATCGTCTATTAAACCATAAAATTGTGAACCACTACCTACTGTTCCGAATGATGTTTGTTGACGCAGTAAGACACCACGATTGCCTGTTCCGATTGTGTAAGCCATAATAACAACCCTTAGTTAATGTCTCCTATTATTGGGCGAGTATATGAACTCACCTACGCTGTAATGGAATGCGCCTTAGTAAATCAAACCTGAGTTGGTGAACACAAACTGTTTCATCGTCATCTAATTTTGTGTCTAAAGTTAACTCGTAACCTAGAATAGCATCTTTGTTAAAATCAAGACCTAAATTAGTCATTATCTCATCGAACACATCACCGGCTAGATTCATACAATAACGATATGCGTTGGCATAGTTAGTGCCTCGTGTTAGCATAAATACCTCTACTTGGCTCATATCATCTATTCTATGACCACCAAGCGCACTAATTTCATTTGATGAAACTGATTTAATTACTACATGTATAGATGGTGCGGCTATTCTACTTATCATTGATGTACTTATATCATAACCATACTTGATGGATGACGAATCGACCATTGTTAGATATGGTCTTGTGGAGTTTTGTAGTACCTCTACCATTTTTAGACCACCCCTATGTAGCGTATCTGTGACAAAGGGACTAGGAGCCATTTCATCTGGTGAAAACGCCCCATCTGTTGACGCATAAACATTGTACCAATCTACGGAACCATTCGTATTTCCCCACTCGATACTACGACTAGAGCCTGATGCACCAGCAACACTTATGTAGGCTGATACAGCATCATCATCTTCGATGATTTCATGGCGATATAACTTTGCGTTACCGCTAGAATCCATAGTTAATCTTATGATAGTCAATTCGTTTTTTAAGTCTAACCCACTAAATGTTGTAGTGGTAGTACCCACAAGCTTTAGACCATCATCACCGTTGGCTTTAACACTAACAGTTTTTGAACCATTGTCAAGTTTCATTAAAACATGGTCGGTTGCAGGCGTTGTATTATATTTAATCATAGCCCAAAGTGTATATGCTACCTTTCCTGATGCGGGGCTATTAGTCATTGTTTGGTCGGTAACGACCCACGCCCCATCACTCGTACTACCGCCCGAGCCGGTTTTACTCCACGCTATTAATTCATTCCCATTCTGAACAGCAGGGTCTGTCCCTTCCATTCTAAGTTGCCAAAACATTGTTTTATCTGCTACTACCATTTAATCACCTTGCATTATATCCTAAGTGTTTTCTTAAAAACGCATTCATTCTTGGTTCGAAGTGAACATCGAAATACTTTTCGGCTATGCCTATGAAGTCATAGCGTTTGATTGGACTTGACCCACCAATACCTGGGAATTGGAATGGTCTTCCTGCCTTTTGTAAAATAGGGAACTTGGCAAAGCGTGATGAACCTCTAAATGAAGATGTGTTCCAAACAACCTTCTTTTCTTTTTTGTTCATGTCAAAACCATAATCCCACGGCCCCTTTTGCTGTGAATAAAGTACTGCTAAATCTACACCACTACCACCACCATTGTCACGACGAGGCCCTAGTGGTTCTGGGGCAACATACATTCTAGAGCCAGCATATTGTCCGTGTTCAATATCCCTTACATCTATTGCGTCGGAAATAATACCGTAGGCTTCGTTTTTTAAACTAGATTCAAAGTGAAGACCATCAAACTTTGCATCATCAGCAGCTTCACGCATAACATCGTGGATTAAATCTTTAAGCTCGTGTTTTAGTTTATATTTGATGTCTTGCATGTATTGGGTTAATTGGAGTTTGTTCATTCGCATTCCAAAGCCCATACCCCTACCATTGGAATCCCAACTCGCTCTAGTGTCCCAACCACCAGAACCACCCATACGGGTCGAGCCTCTACCCATTAGTCAAGCCTCCATATTTGTTGGCTTGGTAAATATAATTTAGTGTATTCTTGATATGTCATAATATCCGAGGCATCACCATATGATTCTACTCTAGTATAGTTTAGTTTTTCAACTACCTTTACAAGATTTTTCATTTGTGATTCCTCTATTGGATTCAAAACAGTTACCTTTGTTATGCCATCCATATGTTCTGATTTGTTGCGTTCTTTTAGTAGGTGTGTGTGCAAACCTTTGCTACGCCATTCTTTGCGTACATAGGTGTTTCCTACCAATACAAAGCGTCTATCGTGCATCATTAGGGATGATGTGTATGCAATGGCTACATTATCGGCAAATAACACCCAATAAACCATATCGTCATATAGTGGTGGATAGCCCTTTTCGATAGGCGTTAAAATTGGACTACCCCAAATAGCCTCTAAATCATCGTGCATTAGAATAAGCTCGATGTGAAAATTAGCATTGACATCCATCAATCTACACTCCCCATATGTGCTAGACGGCGAAGGTTATCAAGACCACGCTGACGAAGCACATTGGAGCGCATTCCACCTTTTTCATATTCTACACCCGATTGGAAAACGGATTCATCTTCAAGATAGTAGGCGGCTGCTAGGTCGGCACATACTTCACGGAGGATATGTGCCATTTCACCTTCTTGTACGGGTACATCGTCTGCATGGTCAAAAGAAACTCCAGTGACCCCTGTGAGTGTATGTGTGGATTTGCCTGTCCAAGCAAAAGAATCACCGTCAATGTTACCATTACCTGCTGAAGCAAAGTCTGTACCGCTTGTTAAAACAATGCTTGTAGCACCGGCGGCTATTGCACCGTCTAATGTGGTTTCTCCTATTTCACGACTAGGTGTTGTTCTTCCATATTGAACAAACTCCTGGTCTATGTCTATTGTAGCCCTGCGTATTGCACTTGTTAATCTGCTTCCTGCTCGTGTTCGTTGAGCGGAGTCTAGCCCTAATCTAGAGCCAGCGTCAGATTCGGTGCAATAATAAACCACTTTACATCAACCCGCCCACATCAATTCCAAGTGAAGCAACCATAGCAAAGAAAGCATATTTCAAATACTTAGCCATTACAGACAATTCAAAAACTGCTTGTTCAAGCAAACGCACCCTTTCGTCAAGGGATTCAAATTGTTCTTCGCTAACCATTTCACTCAACAACATCTTTTATTTCTTCGATTCTAGCCAAAAGTTCTGCTTTAGTACCTTTAACTTCTAAACCGTTTTCATTGCATAAAGCAATCAAGTCATCCTTTTTCATTTTCTTTAGTGATGAAAGGGAAGGTAGTGATTTAGAGGCATCGACTAAATCTTCGGCTAAATCAAGTACTTCATCTAGCGTAATCTTTCCATCGGCCATTAGTTTTTTGTATGCTTGATAAGCACCCAACCCTAAACCAGCCGCAATAGCAGCATATAGCATAATCATTTCTGTTTCCATAGTATCACCTAATCTTTATATTCAATCGCCCTCATCAACGAGTGAGGTATGACTGTGAAGTGACTAGCGGCCTCGCTCCTATAAAGTTTGTACCCATAAGGCGTCTCTTCTATTAGTATGTTTGCGAAACACCTTTCGGCGGGGACAAATACTATCTTTCCAAATCTCTTTTTACTCATTCTTTTCACCTGTTATCAAGTCTTTTTTTTGCTCTTTTTCCGCTAAATCTAATTGCTTAGACTTTGCATCAAACCATGTATCTAGTAAATTGCATCTTGTCATTTTAGTCACCTCTTAGTGATTCTATGTGTTCAGCCGTAGGACATAAGCATATGTCCGTAGGCCATAAATCTAATCGCAGGTAATCTTCTCCGCCGTCATTGTGTAATACATGACCGTTCTTGAGAACTTCACGGTAGTTTTCCAATAATACTTCGTAATAACTCTTCATGATAACTTCACCATAATAATTGCGTTTGCGGGATTTCCACCGCCATTTTTTATTCTATACTTTGTCCCGCTTGCGGCATGGTCAACTACTTTATGCTTTATCTGTAAAGTATCACCATCTGCAAG